CTTTGTTCCACCTGTTATTATGAAGGGATTCAAGGCTGTACTTACCTTGTTATCCCCTTCTTCTATTCCTGCAAGGGCTGGACAGTATCATGACACTCCTAAACATAAGGTAATTTATTTATTTAGGGTGTGTATTGCACTTTTTGTATTTTCATTGTGTAATTTGATTCCTGTTCCAGTTGTTGTGGGTAATTTGATAGCAGCATCTGGTCTTGCCTCTTTTCCTATTGTTTCATACTTTATCATGGTATTAAATCCAATGTTTTATGTATGGTCCTGGATTGTTACAACTTTTTCCCTTGTTTCTCCCTTCAACCCCCTTTACACAATTCTGATATTTTCTGGCGCTGGGATAGTTACTACTTACACCGCCATGAAAGTATATATGAATAAAGTATATGGATTTGTTGTGCAGAATCAAGTTAAGTTGATGAATATAGGATCATATATATTCATAATTGGAGTTTTAATCTATAAAATACTTCCTTTTATGGATATTATGGTAAAGCATTTAAAAGCAAATGGAAAATCAGTCACGATTGGTAATCTGTTTTCAATTAAAGTGGAAGAAGAACCTAAATTTGAAAAAGAGTCCAAGAAATTTGAAAAGGCTACGAAGTATTTTCAATTTTCAACTTGCATGGTAGGTTTAATTCATATTTGCTATGTTTTAATCTCTGGATATTTTGATGACTCATATGATTTTCATGAGTGTATTAAAGTTAATGGATTCCGTAGAGTCCTTAATGATTTACACTCTGGAGTTCTTGGGTTCTTCACTTTTGTAGATGCACCTGAGGTTGATAAATCTTGGGATGATGCATTAAAGAAGGTGGGGGGCACAAGTCGTGAGAAATCGAAACTACTAGACGGTTTTAAATGTAGTGAATGTGGAAAACTAGCATTCAAATGTAGATGTGGACTTGGAACCGAATCTCAATCTCTTTTGGAAGAAGAAGATGAAATCGCTAGTGATCCCGAAAGATATGGAAACTGGATTAAAGGTAAGGATGAAGTATTAAATGCTAAAGAAGAGATTACGATGACTAATATGCCTGTAAAGGTTGTTAGTTCTTGGTCTAAGCTGAAGGTTTATCTTTTGTCCTATTTGCCCAAACAATTGGAAGGTGTTCCCGAGAAAGTGAAATCTCTTATTATTTCTTTGCTTCCTGCTTTTATTTGTCTTTCTATTGCTCTTTTTATAGCCTTACTTATCTCTTTATATAGAAATGGGTATAAGTTAATTAAGGAGGGTAAGAAAGGGAAAAATAAGAGAGGTAGGGGAGCACGAAATGTAAGGATTTCTGGTAGAACTAATCTTCCAAGATCTCTTGTTTGGTATCTTTCTGGTTTACTGGATGATTGGAATGAAGGTCTTATTTCTGAGGATCGAGTTATGGATTATTTTGAAGCTCATAATATAAATTTTGACGATTTTTATGATTTTTATGATCATTGGCAGGATATTGATCGTTATGGTGATATACATGATTTTGATGAATGGATGGATCGTTTTGATCCAGATTATGAACCTGAACCTGAAAGGGTTAGGGGACATTCTAAGTACCATTATGAGTCAAAAGAAATTGTTGATCCAGACGATGAACCTCCAAAGAAAAAAGATATTGTAAAAATTGTTGATTGTGTCCCACAAGTTATACATTCCAAAATGAAAGTTTTTGAGCCTGAGTCGGCCGCTTTGAAAAAGGCTGCTGCTCTCAACTCAAAGGCTTCACAGGAATTTGTGGATAAAATGAACTCTGAAATAAATTCTAAACTTAATGCTCTGGAAGAAAAACTTTTGTCCCATATAGAGCAAACACAAAAATGTAATACGAATGCAATAAGTCGTTTGATGGATGAAATAGGAAAGTTTTCTGAACGGGTCTCTGATAAACATAATGAACTTTCTAAACTTGTTTATGATTTTGAGAAACAAAATGCAAAAATGATAGAAGAGAAAGTTCTTAGGACTAGGGTTGAACAACCCCCTCCTATTAAAGTTGGACCCCTTGAGACGCCTTCTTATGTTGTTCAAGAAGGAAAAAGAAAGGTAAAACAAAGAAAATCTCCTAGAAGAGGACGTAGTGCTGATCGACATGATGTTTATCAAGTTTCTACTTCTTTTCAAAAGGAAGCAAAAACAACAGGATGGGGAAAGGATGTTCGCATCCCTCTTGGTCCTGATGATATCCATAGTAAAATGATAGGAATGATCTATTCTCAAATTTCAAAGGTGAAACCAGAAGCTTCTGCTCCTGCAGAAACCAATGAAGTCATCTTGATTGAAGAGAATAGGATTGGTTATTTTCATTGTACAAATGGAGGTCCTGGGGAGGTTTTTGCAGTTTTTAATGCTCATATGTTTGATCATACTGATATTGTGTGGCTTCATTTCAAAGGACAAGTTCTTGGAGTGAGGAAAGAAAAATGTCAGTTTGATTTAAAGAATGATGCAGCTGCCTATCTTGTTCCTGCTAATAAACGGTTTGGTGGTATGAAAATGGTGAAATATGCTCCTGATGTTAAGGATTATGATGGTTGCCTCTTTTTAGCTACTCCTTATTTTTTAGCTCCTAGTAGTGGATTTAAAACTGAAGAAACTACTGGAAGGAAATTAACAGGGAATACTACTGATGGAGGAGATTGTGGTGGTCTTTACTTCAGAAATATATTAACTGGTACTACTGATGGAATGCATGATGGATCCTATGGGGATAATCGTGGAAATAGATTTATTCCCTCATCTGTATTGGCATTGTTCATTGCCTCTATATCTTCAAAAAACTAAAATTGGAGATCGGGTCCTGCCCACAAGTGGACCCAATCCTGTGTTTCAGGGGTGTTACTGAGATACAGAAGAAAAAGTACAAACACCTTAATGTGGTTGGAATGATCACACACAAGATCCCTTTTGATAAGTCTGACGATAAAAGTACCTCTTTTCCTGTTCCAATAAAAACGGATATACAGCGTAAAGAGTATTATAATTATCTTTTTCAGACTGCTACACAACAAATAGTTCTTCCGAAGAGAAAATCTATTCAGAAAACTATAATGAAGATGGATGCCCCACTTGTTAAACCTGATGATGCAAATGGTTTCTGGATCTTGGCTAAGAGATACACTAAAATGCATTTCTATAGCGCACTTAGAAAACCTCCAGGATTTGAGTCTTCGTCCTATAATACAAAAGCATCTGCAGGTATAACATTTAAACGGTATGGTCTTAGAACTAAATTAGAAGCTATGATGAAACCAGAACTCCTTAAATTTCGCTTAAGTCATTATTTTGATCCTTTATTTGAGAATTGTCCTAAAAGAGAGTTTTTGCCTACTGTTGAAATTTTAGATGATAAAATTAGAACTTTTTTAAATTCTGATTTTGATTTTATACTTCGACAGAAGTTTCTCTATGATAATCAAAATGAAGGTATCTATGAAAGAAGTAAGGATTTAAGCTTTTTCTGTAGGTATGGTTTTGTTAAAGAATATGGTGGCTACAATAGGTTTTGTCACAAGTTAAAAAATTTTAGGTACATATTTTCTTCTGACATTTCAGGATGGGATAGAAAAATACCTTGTATGAGCGATTGGTATAATATTAGAAATGAATTATTGGTGAAAACTGATGATATTGTTGGTCTTGTTGATTATGTAACTCAACACACAGTGTATAGTTATGTGATTGATGAGGAAGGTATTGTATTTAGAACTCATCAAGGTAATAGATCAGGTTCAAATAATACTACAACTGATAATTGTGGCTCTCATGTATTAATTATGTTTTATTTGTTGATCAAATTATTTCATATAATTCATGGGAGGGAGCCTTCCTATCTTGAATGTTGCAAGAATTTTATAAATGTGATGGGGGATGATAATCTCTCTGGGTTAGATGATGATTTCATTCCAGATGATGTTACTATTCTTCCTGATTTTATTATAAATACTTATGCCGAATTTGGCTTGCAAGTTAAAATGTCTGCCTTCAAATATCAGTTTCGTCCAGAGCTACAGCCTCTTGACGAGTTTGAGTTTTTAGGCTCAACATTATCTTATTTGCCAGATAGGGATTTGTATGTACCTATACCTAGACGCGATAAGGTAGCTTCAACTATCTTATATGCGGAAGGAAAAATGACTATTGACAGATACGCGCAACGCCTTTGTGGACTTGCATGTATTTGTTATGGTGATGAAATATTGTTACCCATTATTATTGATCTTCTACAAACTGTTTTGGATAAATATGCTCATAATCTTGAAGCCGCGACTATACACTTAATGTCAAATATTTTGTGTATGGCCGGTACTCTTGAGTCTTTGATATTTGGATTTGAATCTAAGTGTCATCCTCAATCTTCTGAAGGATTCATTCTTGAAGGAGGTTTTGGTTTTTTCCCTCTTTTGTCACTGGTTACTAGTGTAATAGTCCCTTCCAGTGAAAAGAATGTTGAGCAAACAACAGTTTTTAGCTAAGCATGCCGCGAAGTACGCCAATCTTACCCCTGAACAAAAGGAAAGTAGATGGAAGGATTACTCACGGACGAAGCAGACTGCCCGAACTAAACCAATTACGGCAGAGACTATGGCTCAACCGGCCCGTAAAGTACGAGTACCTCGTCCTATACGAGAATCGGCTCTACCGTTTCTTAATGTCCCACGCTTGTCTCACTGTAGCACCCTCTATATGAAAGCCCTTGTGAATCCATTTGAGGTTGGAGAGGGGTTACCCTGCATTCCTGATGCTATTGCATTACCTTCATTAAAATACTCTGCTCTTGCAAGAGGTTCTTTTGATATTGGTACTCAAGGTGTCGGTTTTGTTACGGTATCCCCTTTCTGTCCTGCTAATGACACAGCTTCAGTAAAACATACTACTAACTTGTATACTGGTACAACTTTTAATATTGGCCCTCCTAATCCTACTGGTGTTAATGATGCTTTTCATGATGCACCATATACTACAAGTCAGCTTAATGCTAGCGTTTTTGCTGGTAGAGAGTATCGAGTTGTAGGATGTGGTTTGAAAGCTAATTACATTGGTAGTGAATTTCAGAGAGCTGGTATGGAAGTTCTGCATAGACAGCCAAGTAATCAAGGTATTATTAATGGTTCTACTGCTACTTCTCTTTTTAAGTACAGGACAACTCAAGCTGCTACGATGGCCCGTTCTACTCATGATGTTTTTTATAGGCCAGATACACCACAGCAGTTGGGATATGCACCATGGAAGCCAACAGATGTTCTTTTTCCTATGACGATTTTTATATCAGGTGGCACCCCAGGACAATCTTTGTACTGGGAGGCTGTTTGGTATTTTGAATTAATTGGAGATTTAGGACAACCATCTGTGTCACATGCTGACCCAGTTGGTCTTGCGGCTGTTCTTGGGGCTGTTCCATCTGTTGAATCAACCAAAACACCTCAACAACAACTTGTTTTAACAGCCCGAAAGGCTGCTGAAAATGTTGCAATGAGTGAAAGTGGTATGGTTACAGTAACTAATGCTGGGAGGGCGATTCTTAAAGATCTCATTCCTAATGCATTAGCTGGTTTAGGAGGATATGTGGGTGGACCAATAGGTTCTTTTATTGGTAAAGGTCTTGGCAGCTTGTTTGTTGCTGGCGATAAAGGAGTAAGGGATTTCACTACTTCCCAAAAGTCTATTACTAATGGTCCTCTTGTTGAGGAGATTGATTAGTGTGCTTTGTTAATAGCCTATTAGCAGAGTTTAGTGATTGGGG